AGAGTATTTAGATAATACTAATTTATACACTTTGTGTAATTTTCATCATAGTCTTTTACACAATTTATATGGACAAGTTTATCCTATTTCTTTTGATAAGAAAATTATTAATTGGATAAATATACAAAAAGAGAAACATAATGGCATTAAGAGACTGGATTAGAGAAAAACTTAACCCTGCTCAACCGTTTATTGCTTCAAGAGATCCTTACAATTTACCAGAGTCAATAGTCGATTTTGAATCAGCCTATAGACAGATAGAAATTGTTAATAGATCTATTGAAGTCATAATAAGCGCGGCTACAAGTGTACCTTTAATAGTAGAAGGCGGTGCAGCTAAAAAAATTCACAAAATAATGAATGCTAAGCCTAATCCTTTTGAGGATAGAGCGCGTTTATTCAGAAGGGCATTTTTAGATTTTTATCTTGACGGTAATGCATTTTTCTACTATGATAAAGAGAACGGTGGATTATATTTACTACCTGCAAACGATGTTGAAGTTGTTGCTGATTCAAAAACTTTTGTCAGTCACTACAACTACTTAATTCATAATACTAATACAGATTATTTTGGATTTTCAAGACAAACATCAAAAGCAGAAAGACTTACTTTTACTCCTGATGAGATTATCCATATTAAATCAGACAATGAAGAAAGTATCTTTAGAGGAACCAGTAAATTAAGAAACTTAGAAAGATTATTTGAATTATACTATCAAATGACAGAATTTCAAAGAGTCTTTTTTAAGAATAATGCGGTTCCAGGACTTGTTCTTCAGACAGAAAATGTTTTAAGTCCAAAAGTAAAAGAAAGATTATTAGAGGCTTGGAGAAGTAATTACTCTTCTTTATTTAAAGGAGCTAGAAGCCCAGCAATTTTAGATGGTGGGCTAAAAATAGACAAGTTTTCTAATGTTAGTTTTACTGAATTAGATTTTGAAAATTCTATCGAAAGAATTCAGCAAGACATAGCAAAATCTTTAGGAGTACCTTATGTTCTCCTAAAAAGCGGTAACAATGCTAATATTGCAGCAAACGAAATGTTATTTTATAACCACACAGTATTACCGCTTTTAACATTATTTTGTAGTGCTTTTTCCCACTATTTTAACGGTGGGGTAGTTATTAGGCCTGATAAAACATCTATTTCTGCACTACAACCTGATAATAAAACACAAGCCGTATACTATTCAACCCTTGTTAATACTGGTATTATAACAGTAAATGAAGCAAGATCTGGTTTAGGATTAGAGAGATTAGATGGCGAGGAAAACGATTCAATAAGAATTCCTCAAAATATAACTGGAAGCGCTGTTGACCCTTCTTTAGGAGGTAGGCCTGAATCACTAGATTCTAGCGCTAACGAATAAAGGAAAAGAAAATGGAAAAAACTTTTTATTTAAATAGTAGTTTTGAAGCCAAGAAGTTAACAAAAACTTCTAAAGGATTAAAAATTGCTGGATATGCAAATACTACTGATAAAGACAGGGTCGGAGATGTTGTTACTGCTCAAGCATGGGCTAAAGGAGTAGACAACTACAGAAAAAACCCTGTTTTATTATATCAACATAAACATGATCAGCCTATCGGAAAGGTAGAAAAAGTTACTGTTGATAAAAAAGGCATCTATGTAGAAGGTAATGTTAGTGATGCAGCTGAGAAATTACACGGAGTTCAAACTTTAATTAAAGACGGAGCTTTAAAAAGTTTTTCAGTAGGATTCAGAGTTAAAGATGGTAAATATGACGCTCACTCAGATTCTATGACCATTACCGATGTTGAATTACTAGAAATTAGTGTGGTCAGCGTACCTGCTAATCAAAATTCGCTATTCAGCATTAGAAAAAGTTTTGAAGCAGACGATGAATATGATAACTTCGTCAAAAATTTCAAAGAAAGCGAGGAAGAAATGGAAACAGAAGATACTATTCTAGAAGAAAAATCTGATGAAGCCATTTCTGAAACCGATGTTGAGGCTGTAGAAGAAATTACAGAGACAATTGAAGTGGAAGAAAAAGCAACTGAAGAAACTTCTGAAGAAAGTGTCACTGAAGAAAAATCTGCAGAACCTGTTCTTGAAATGTCACAGGACGAAGAAGAGGAAGAAGATTTTGAAGAGATTGACCCAATGGCGCCAATTCCTTTCGTAAATCTCTTATCTGCTGAGACTTCTAGTTTAGACACTGAAACCTTTGTAAAGTACGAAGGAAAAAGATTTAAAATTACTAAAATTGCTACTGCCGAATCACCAAACTTTAAATTTTTAGAAGTTGACGTGAACGGAAAAACAGTAGATAATATAGTTACAGTTAAGGCTGAAGATATTGCCGTAGTGAATTCATGGGATATCGGTACTAAATACGATATTCATATGGTCAATACAGCTATTGGTACTTTAACTGATTCAGTCAGACAAGAAATTAAAACACACTACATGGAAACCAATACAGGTACTGAACAATCTTTATTTAACTTGAAAAGTGACGAGAGAGTTGTAAGTAGCTTTGATTTCCAAGAAAAACTAAACAAACTACTTAACCTAAAATCAAATGGAGACGATTGGTCTGATTCAGATTATGTCTTCGCAAATTACTTAAATGTGATGGTAAACGAACTTTCTCAAATGAAAGAAAATGATCATAGAGATCTAGCCTTAAAACTACATGGGCATGAAATTAATACCGTAGAAAAGGAGAATAACGACATGGCTACTCAAACTGCAGGTGATGTGCTAACTATTGACACAGGCGCAACCGAAAATAAACAAGCAGAAGCTAAAGCCGCCCCAGTAGAAGTCTCTGAGCCTAGAGTGGCTGAGTTAATCGAAAAAACTGGTCAGGCTATTTTAGCTGAAACAGATGCACAAGATAAACAAACTATCGTGCATGAAACACACTCAACCGCTTACACTCCTCGTGAGACCGAAGCTGTTGCTGAGTTAAAAGCTCAGATGGAAAAATATAGAGAAGAAATTGCTGCTCTTCAGAACAGCAAGATGGTATGGCAGGAGTCTCAGCGTAACTCTGATCGTTGGAGTGCTGCTGATCAGGCAAAAGCTGTTATGCTTGCACACGCTCTTGGTAAGTCTAATCCAATGGACACCAAGTTTGGTGCTCGTATGAAAGCTGATGTCACAACTGTTGACCAGTTCCTTTCTAACTTCTCTTCAAACATTTATGAAGAGATGCAGCAGCAGTTAGTAATTGCTCCAATGTTTGAGCGTATTGCTGTTGATGCAAAAACCTTCAGAGTACCAGTTGCTGATGAAGATACCACTGACGACGTTGCACAGTTTGCTAACGGTACATATGCGTCTGGTATTGGAGACACAACTAACGTACCAACTTCTGGACGTAACAACCAGATCAAAGCTGTTGAGTTTACACCACACAAGTTCATGGCTACAACTCATATTGCTAAAGATGAAGAAGAAGATACAATTCTTCCTGTTATCGACTTCCTCCGCGCTGGTGCAACTCGTCGTCTAGCACGTTCTATCGATAAGTCGATCCTACGTGGTACTGGCGCTCTAACTGGATTTACAGCTAACTCTGTTGCTGCTATTTCTGGTGGTGCTGGATTCGCTTCTGTTATCACAGGTGTTGTTGAACTAGCTAACGCTGTTGGTGGTGAAGCTCTTAATGTTCAGACAGGTGGTAACTCTACTAAAGCCTCTCCAGCTAACATTGCCTCTGCTCGTGCCCTACTTGGTAAGTATGGTCTACAGCTTGGCGATCAGCTAGTATACTTAACAACTGTTGAAGGTTATAACTCACTAGTAGCTGAGTCTGACTTCCGTACAGTTGATAAGTTCGGACCAAATGCGACCTACTTAACAGGTTCACTTGGCGCCATCTATGGAATTCCTGTTGTAATTACTGAATTCCTAGATAACGTTGGCGGTGCTGATTATGATATCGGCGCACTTATCTACAAGCCTGGATTCATGATTGCTGAAAGACGCGGCATGGAAATCGAGAGCGAGTACGAACCACGCCAGCAGGTCACTGCGATGTACATGAGCACACGCTTTGACTTTAAAGCGCTAACCACGAACTCAAGTGCAGCTCTAGATGCTACTAAGTATCCATATGCAGCAGTTGTACGTACTGGTACCTAATAGTTTCGACTATTAAATCATTAACTAGGCGTTAATACAACGGGGTAGGTGTAAAACAACGCCTACCCCTTTTTACTAGGAGGAAAAAATGGATCCAATTCAAAAATTATTATCAATTAGTGATTATCAAGAATTTCTTGAGCAAATGCTAACCTACACAGGAATTGATAAAGAAGATATGAAAGCTAAGTGGAGAGCTAAATGGAGAGCTCCAAAGCCTGCTGCTACTGTAACTAATAGAACAGTAAGCGCAACTACTAAAAAAGTTGTAACTGAGACATCAAAAACTACTACTCTTGATGATTAAGGAGTATAATTATGACACAATCAGTAACTGTGCCTTTTGTAACTTTAGGAGAGGTAAAAGAGTATCTTCAAATTAATAGTCCTACTTATGATACTAGATTAAGTAATCTAATTCATTATGCTTGTTCTGTTGTAGAAAGTTATATCGGCAGAGAAATAAAAAGTAATGTTTATACAGAAACTTTTGATGGGGGAGTTTCTCAAGTTTTTGTGTCTAGACTACCTATCAACAGTGTAAAATCAGTAACAGAGTTTGACGGACAAAATCATTTAACACTACATGGTCCAAGAAGTGATGGAGCATTAGTTTCGGATAATTTTGATACTTCTATTGTTACAGCAACTACAGGAGCATCTTTAAATACTAGAAGAAAGAAATTTGGAAGAAGTTCTTTGCAGTTAAACGGAGACGGTGGTTCTTTATTTATTACCGATCCTGACTCTAATAATCAGAAGTTTGACTTTCAAACTGATGATTTTACTATTGAAGGCTTTTTTAGAACTGAGATATTGAATAACACTAAAACACTAATTAGTCGTGCTTCTAGTAATACTAATTACATGGAATTAACTTTAGATCCGTATTTTGGAGCTAAATTTACAGCAAGAAGTGCGAATACAGAAGTTATGAATGTTTATCATACTACAGGTGTTGGTAATGTTAACAACTATTATGGTGCTAGAAATAACACTTTTAGTCACTATGCGGTATCTAAACAAGATGGGGTACTAAGATTATTTGTCAATGGTGATTTAACAGATACTCAAAATACAAATAATTCAGTTCCTTCATTTTCTTCAAGTACCTCTTTATTCGTAGGTAAAAGAGGTATTGCAGGAGAAGAAAATTACTTTAAAGGCTATGCAGATGAAATTAGGGTGACTATTGATGCTAAGTATGCTGCTTCCTTTACCCCAACCACTTATCAACACCCTACAGACGATAATACTGTTGTATTATTACATTTAGACGGTAGTAATAACAGTACTACTATAAGAGATGATTCTCGTGCTGATCCACAATATATTTGGGATGGAGGTACTGGAGGAATTAAACGCTATATTGGAGGAGTAAGAGGAACCCCTGATATATCTGTTATTCCTAATATTATGTTTAAAGATTATCCGTCAGGAATTAAAGTTACTTATGACGGTGGATATACTACTATTCCTAGAGATATTAAAGTTGCCACTTTAGATTATATTAAGATTTTACATAAACAAACTCAAGAAAATGCGGGATTCTCTCTAAGTGGAGAATCAGGTAAGCAGCACTCATTAAGTGCTAACTTCCCTCCTCATATCCGTAGAGTTCTTGAAATGTACAGGATTGTGATGTAATGGCAAAGCCTATTATAGCTTATCAAGTTACAGTTACGGAACCAGAGTTATTAAATAATTATACAAATTTGTTTAAAGCTATGGGACAACTATCAGGTACTAAAAATGCTAGACAAGAAAAGTTATGGGGCGATAGAATCGAAGAAACTCTAGCAAAATACTATGGAGGTAGAGTTTCTGAACAAGCGGCAAAAAATGTAGCTGGTGTTCCTGATTTACAAATTGAAAGCCCAAGAATAGCTAGAGCTTTATCTAGAATTCTTGGAACTGATGAACAAGACATACTACAACCCGAAGTAAAAGCAAAAAGAGGTAGTAAGTATGGATCTACTATCGGACAGGCAGCGTATTCTGGTTTTAGTAATAGTCTTTTAGATGCTATTAAATTGCAAGCAACTGAAGCTGAGCAGACAGGATTATTAAGACAAGATAAAGATTTTGGTAAAGTAGGAAAACAATCTTTTGATGTAAATAACCCTGAAGAAGTACTAAAAGCAGCTAGAGCTAAAGTAGGAGGTCCGGGATTCTTTAACTTAATTAGAGATAATGATCCTGAACTACATATGCAGTTTTATAACAAGGCTAAAAATTTGCTTATCTCAAAAGCAAATATTGTAAAAGGTAAAGTCACTTCCGTTAACGTAATAAATATATTTTTTCCAAAAACTGCTTTTACTTCTCCTCCTTTTGTTACTGAATTAAAAAAGAATAATATTCAATATAACCTATCTTCAACTTTTGAAAAAAACTTAATTAATCAATTAACAGAATCAGGAGCAGCTGTTACAGCGTCTAGTTTAGATGAGTTTCAAAAGGTTATTGAAAAAATAGACGGTAAAAGAAAAACTTCTACTCAGACATTTAAAAACGCTCCATCACTTGATTTTGAGATATTGTTTGGAGTTCCTACGGGTGGTAGTATTCCAAGAGTATCAGGTAATATTAAAAGAGGAAATGTAAAAAGAAGAGAATCAGTAAAAGATACTGGTAGATTTATTTCTTCAATTCAATTAACTACTATTTTGAGAAACAAAATTGAAGGCAAAATGCCTAGAATAGGCGATCCTAACCCTACCGAAGGATTAAAATATAGAACAGGTAAGTTTGTTAACTCTTTACAATTTATAGTTGATTATAAGAAAAGTTTAATATCCTATTATGCTGATCCCCCTGTATCTCAATATTTTGATAAATTTCATTCCCGTCCTTATGCTGTCGGACAAAGGTTAATTAGACCAACGATTAGGCAAACTGCTCAAGAATTGTTCGGCAGACAGTTTAGAATTATTAGGACTTAAAAAAATTTAGTTTGCCAGAACCAATTACAGGTGCTATACTTATAATGTCGAATCAGAGAAGAAATATTATTAATCATATTCTCAATAAC